GGCCGAACCATGCCGTTGTCACCGCCTGTTCGACGGGCGCGCATGCGATTGGAGACGCGGCCCGGCTGATCCAGTGGGGCGATGCGGATGTAATGATCGCGGGGGGCGCGGAAAGCCCGATCAGCGAGATCGGCATCGCCGGCTTCAACGCCTGCAAGGCGCTGTCCACCAAGCGCGCCGATGATCCGACCAAGGCCTCGCGCCCCTATGACGCGGATCGCGACGGGTTCGTGATGGGCGAGGGGGCCGGTGTGGTGGTGCTGGAGGAATACGAGCACGCCAAGGCACGCGGCGCGAAGATTTACGCTGAAGTGCTGGGATACGGGTTGTCGGGCGATGCCTATCACATCACGGCCCCGAGCGAGGATGGTGACGGCGGTTTCCGCAGCATGCAGATGGCGCTGAAGCGCGCGGGTCTGCAGCCGTCCGATATCGATTACATCAACGCCCATGGCACCAGCACGATGGCGGATACCATCGAACTAGGGGCGGTGGAGCGGCTGCTGGGGGATGCGGCGGCGCAGGCCACAATGAGTTCGACGAAATCCTCGATCGGGCATCTTCTCGGGGCGGCGGGTGCGGTGGAGGCGATCTTCTGCGTGCTGGCGATCCGTGACCAGATTGCGCCGCCGACGATCAACCTGGACAACCCGGCGGTGACCCCGAGGCTTGACCTTGCGCCGAACGCAGCGCGCAAGCGCAGGATCGACGTAGCGCTGTCCAACTCGTTCGGATTTGGCGGCACCAATGCGTCGCTTGTCCTGGGGCGGGTGACAGACTGATGTGGCGGTCGATCGCGTCGAACGCGCTGACGCTGTTCGTCGTTCTGCTGGCCGTGGCGGCCGGCGTGCTGGCCTGGGGCCGCAAGGAGTTCACCGGGCCGGGACCACTGGCGGATGCCGTCTGCATCAAGGTGGAACGCGGGGCGTCCTTGGCGCAGATCAGCCGGGTGCTGGAAACGCAGGGTGCCGTTAGCGATGCGCGGATCTTCCGGATCGGTGCGGAATATGCCGAGCGGTCGGCGGACCTGAAGTTCGGCAGCTATTTGGTGCCGCCAAACGCGTCGATGGCGCAGGTGCTGGAGATCGTGACGGCGGGCGGACAATCGACCTGCGGGCGCGAGGTCAACTTCCGGATCGGTGTCACCGGGTCGGATATCGTCTTGCGCGAGCTGGATCCGGCCACGGATAGCTATGTCGAGGTCGTGAAATTCGACGTGACCCAGCCGGCCCCGGCGGCCTATGTGGAGGCCGCCGGAGACGATGACCTGCGCTGGCGGGTGACGCTGGCCGAAGGGGTGACAAGCTGGCAGGTGGTCGACAGCCTGCGGCGCGCGGATTTCCTGACCGGAGAGATTGCGGCAGTGCCGGCAGAAGGCACGCTGGCCCCGGACAGCTATGAGGTGACGCGCGGCGCGGATCGCGGGGCGCTGATCGCCGAGATGGAGGCGCGGCAGGTCCGGGTGCTGGCCGATCTTTGGGCGGCGCGCGCCGAGGGGCTGCCCTATGCCTCGCCGGAAGAGGCGCTGATCATGGCCTCGATCGTCGAGAAGGAGACCGGGGTTGCCGCGGAACGCCGGCTGGTGTCCAGTGTGTTCCTGAACCGACTGGCGCAGGGGATGCGGTTGCAGACAGACCCGACGGTCATCTATGGCATCACGATGGGCGAGGGGGCGTTGGGACGCGGGTTGCGCCAGAGCGAGCTGCGCCGCGAGACGCCCTACAACACCTATGTGATCGACGGTCTGCCGCCGACACCGATTGCCAATCCCGGGCGACTGAGCATCGAAGCGGCGCTGAACCCGGAAACGTCCGACTTTCTGTTCTTCGTGGCGGATGGCAGCGGCGGGCATGTCTTTGCCGTGACGCTGGCCGAGCACAATGCCAATGTCGCCAAATGGCGTGCCATCGAGGCACAGCGGGCGGCAGACGGCGGGGATGGCGAAGGCGCGGCGGCGCCGCAAGAGTGAAGAAAAGGTTAAGGCGCCGCGCGCCAAGCCTTTGTTCGCATTGAATTTTCGTCTTGACTTGCCGCGCGGTCCCGTGTAGGACTTAGGGCATGCTAGAAGAGGTGGGCAAGCGGCACGGGGCAATCCGGCGCCGCTTTTTCATTTGCCCATGCGATCCGGCTACACAGCGGGTGCAGAGGTTGATGACGAGTGATTTGCCTTCGGACGATCCGCCGCGCGTCGATCTTCTGGAAGCGACAGAGGATCTGTACCGGCAGGCGGCGGAAGACCTTGTTCTGGCGCAGCGAAAGCTACGGCAAGGGTCGGTGGACGAGGTGAAGGCCGCAGCACAGGCGGTGAAGGACCTGAAGGCCGCCTTCCAGTTGGTGATGGAGGAAAGGACGCGCATTGAAAAACTCCGCAAGCAGATTGCCGGGGTCGTCCACGACTATGCGATCGACTTTGACGCGGCGCGAGCTGAGATCGGGCGCCGCCTGGCTTGCCTCCGCAACGCCGGAGGCTGTGACTGAGTTTCTGGGCGGGCTGGATGACAATGCCTTGCTGGCTCTGCCCTGGATGTTCGACTTCTGGGCCTTTCCGCATCAGCTGCCGCCCGATGGCGCCTGGAAGACCTGGGTCGTGATGGGCGGGCGCGGCGCGGGCAAGACGCGGGCGGGGGCAGAGTGGGTCCGGTCGGAAGTGGAAGGACCCCGGCCGACGGACCCGGGGCGCGCAAAGCGCGTGGCGCTGGTGGGCGAGACGGTGGACCAGGTCCGCGAGGTGATGATCTTTGGCGACAGCGGGATCCTGGCCTGTTCGCCGCCCGACCGCCGTCCGGACTGGGAGGCCACGCGCCGGCGGCTGGTCTGGCCGAATGGCGCGGTGGCGCAGGTGTTTTCGGCGCATGATCCCGACAGCCTGCGCGGGCCGCAGTTCGACGCGGCCTGGGTGGACGAGCTGGCGAAGTGGAAGAAGGCGGGCGAGACCTGGGACATGCTACAATTTGCGCTGCGGCTGGGGGATAATCCGCGCCAGGTGGTCACCACCACCCCGCGCAATGTCGCGGTGCTGAAGGCGGTGCTCAAGAATCCCTCGACGGTGCTGACGCATGCGCCGACCGAGGCGAACCGGGCCTATCTGGCCGCCAGTTTCCTGCAGGAAATCCGGAGCCGCTATTGCGGCACATGGATGGGGAGGCAGGAGCTGGACGGCCTTCTGCTGGAAGAGGTCGAAGGGGCGTTCTGGTCTGCCGCGCAGATTGAGGCGCTGCGCCTGCCAGAGGCCCCGCCGCTTGACCGGATCGTGGTGGCGATTGATCCGCCGGTCACCGGACATCGCGGCTCTGACGCCTGCGGGATCATCGTGGCGGGGGCGGTCACCGAAGGGCCGCCACAGGGCTGGCGGGCGGTGGTGCTGGAGGATGCAAGCGTTTCGGGGGCGTCACCGCAGGTCTGGGCCCAGGCCGCAATCGCGGCATTCCACCGGCACCGGGCCGACCGGCTGGTGGCCGAGGTCAACCAGGGCGGAGCGCTGGTGGAAAGCCTGATCCGCCAGACCGATGCGCTGATCCCCTATCGGGCGGTGCATGCGGCCCGCGGCAAGGCGATGCGCGCGGAGCCGGTGGCGGCGCTGTATGAACAGGGCAGGGTGCGGCACCTTGGGGGGCTGGGCGATCTGGAAGATCAGATGTGCCGCTTTGCCCGGCAGGGCTATGCCGGACCGGGCAGCCCCGACCGGGTGGATGCGCTGGTCTGGGCGCTGACCGACCTGATGATCGAACCGGCCCGGGCCTGGCAGCGGCCGGGTATCCGCAGGCTTTAGCCGGGCATTTTTCGCAAAGGCATTCGTGCCCAGGGTTCCCGGGCGCCTGACTGGCGCCGGGTGCGGCATGTCCGATGACAGAGGAGCAGGTTCGCAATGAAGTTCGACTTTCTGAGGCGTGGGCGGGCAAGGGGGCAGGAGCAAAAGGCGTCGGCCACGGGTGCGCTTGTGACGTTCCGGGGTGGCGGCCGCGCAGTGTGGAGCCCGAGGGATACGGTGTCGCTGACGCGGACCGGCTTTCAGGGCAACCCGGTGGCCTTCCGCGCGGTAAAGCTGATTGCCGAGGCGGCCGCAGCGCTGCCGCTGATCCTGCAGGACCCGGACCGGCGCTATGAGACGCATCCGGTGCTGGAGCTGATCCACCGCCCGAATGCGGCGCAGGGGCGCGCCGACCTGTTCGAGGCGCTGTACGGGTTCCTGCTGCTGTCGGGAAACGGCTATCTGGAGGCTGTCCCGGGGGCTGCGGCCTTGCCGGGAGAGCTGCATGTGTTGCGGCCGGACCGGATGAGCCTGGTTCCGGGCGCGGATGGCTGGCCCGCCGCCTATGACTATGCCGTGGGCGGGCGGACGCACCGGTTTGCGATGACGGGCGGGCCGCCGCCGATCTGCCATATCCGGGCCTTTCATCCGCAGGATGACCATTACGGCTTTTCACCGCTGCAGGCGGCGGGCGTGGCAGTGGACGTGCATAACTCGGCGTCGGCCTGGTCGAAGGCCCTGCTCGACAATGCCGCGCGCCCATCGGGGGCGATTGTCTACCGTGGGGTGGACGGGCAGGGCAACCTGAGTGCCGATCAGTATGACCGGCTGGTGAGCGAGATGGAAAGCCACCACCAGGGCGCGCGCAATGCGGGCCGTCCGATGCTGCTGGAAGGGGGGCTGGACTGGAAGCCGATGGGATTCTCGCCCTCGGACATGGAGTTCCAGCAGACCAAGGAAGCGGCGGCGCGCGAGATTGCTATCGCTTTCGGCATTCCGCCGATGCTGATGGGCATACCCGGGGAGGCGACCTATGCCAATTACCAGGAGGCCCACCGCGCCTTCTACCGGCTGACGGTGCTGCCCCTGGCCGGCAAGGTGACAGCCGCGATTTCGCAGTGGCTGTCGATTTTCACCGGGCAGGACGTGGAATTGCGCCCGGACCCCGATCAGGTGCCCGCCCTGGCGGCGGAGCGCGACCAGCTGTGGGCGCGCGTCGGGGCGGCGGACTTCCTGAGCCCTGCCGAAAAGCGGGCCGCCCTTGGCCTGCCGCCGCTGGCGGAGGGCTGAGCATGCGCGAGGCAGGTGGCGGATCGCGGTTTCTGTACGAGAGCTTCGACGCGGCGGCGGCACGCATCGAGGCGAATGAGCGGGTGGCGCAGGAACGCTGGGCCGCGCTGGAGTTTCGTCTTGGCCAGATCGACGCGGCGCTGGAGCGGCTGGAAAAGCGCATCTGGGTAGGGGTTTTCGGGGTGGCCTGCTTTCTGCTGGCGCAGATGGCGGAGGCGGTGCTTGCGGCAGCGATGAGGTAGCAGCGACATGGGCGAGATGACTGAGGCGGGCGCGCCGGAACGCAAGTTCCACCGCCCCGAGGCCGGGATCATGGTCAGGGATGGATCGGTGGTGGAAGGCTATGCCTCGATCTTCGGGCGCCGGGATCAGGGCGGGGATGTGGTGGGGCGCGGGGCCTATGCGGCGTCCCTTGCCGCCCTGGCCGCATCGGGGCGGCGGGTCAAGATGCTGTGGCAGCACGATCCGGCACAGCCCATCGGCGTATGGGACGAGGCGCGCGAGGATGCCACTGGCCTGTACGTGAAGGGACGCATCCTTACCGATGTGGCGCGGGGGCGGGAGGCGGCGGCGCTGCTTGCGGCGGGTGCGATCGACGGATTGTCGATCGGATATCGCGCGGTGCGGGCCGAGCGGGATGCCAAGGGGCAGCGCCTTCTGCAGGAGCTGGAGCTGTGGGAAGTGTCGCTGGTGACCTTTCCCATGCTGGCCGAGGCACGGGTTCAGGCCAAGGCCGACCCGGCAGGAGAGGCGGAGTGGAGCGTGCTGGCGCGGCTTTTCGAACAGGCGCGCCGCAATCTGGCTGCGCGCTGACGCGGCGATACCACGGGGGACACCATGAGCGAGACCAAGATCCGGTCCGGGGCGCAGCGCCCCGAGGCCGCGGAACCGGCTGAGCAGATGACCACGGCGATGACGGGGTTTCTGCAGGAATTCCAAGGCTTTCAGGCCGAGGTGAAATCTGCGTTGCATCAACAGGAAGAGCGATTGACCATGCTTCAAGCCAAGACGATGACCTATGGGCGCCCGGTGCTTTCGACTGCGGTTGAAACGGATGAGCCGCATCAGAAAGCCTTCAACGCCTATCTGCGCCACGGGGATGACGAGGCGCTGCGCGGCCTTGCCCTGGAAGGAAAGGCCCTGAGCACGGCCGTGGCCGCAGATGGCGGATTTCTGGTGGACCCGCGCACGGCGGATACGGTGAAGTCGATGCTGGTATCAACCGGGTCGATCCGGTCGATTGCCACTGTCGTCACGGTGGATGCCGCAAGCTACGACGTGCTGATCGACCGGTCAGACGTGGGGACCGGATGGGTGACCGAAACCGGGTCCGTCAGCGAGACGGCGACGCCGTTGATCGAACGCATCTCGATCCGGTTGCACCAGCTTGCGGCGATGCCGAAGGCAAGCCAGCGGCTGCTGGATGACAGCGCCTTTGACGTGGAGGGCTGGCTGGCCGGGAAGATCGCCTCGCGCTTCATCCGGTCGGAGTCGGCGGCATTTGTGAATGGCGACGGTGTGGACAAGCCCAAAGGGTTCCTGCTGCCGCCCAAGGTCACGAATGCGACCTGGACCTGGGGCAGCCTGGGCTATGTCGCAAGCGGCGCCGCCGGGGACTTCCGGACGACAAATGCCGTCGATTGCATCGTGGACCTGGTTTACGCGCTGGCCGCCCCGTACCGCGCCAATGCGACCTTCGTGATGAATTCGAGGACGGCAGGGGCCGTGCGGAAGATGAAGGACGCCGATGGCCGGTTCATGTGGGCTGACGGGCTGGCCGTGGCGGAACCGCCGCGCCTGATGGGCTATCCGGTGCTGATCTGCGAGGACATGCCCGACATTACCGCCAATGCCCATGCGATTGCCTTTGGTGACTTTGCCGCAGGCTATACGATTGCGGAACGGACCGAGCTGCGCATTCTGCGCGATCCGTTCTCGGCCAAGCCGCATGTGCTGTTCTACGCCACCAAGCGCGTGGGCGGTGACATCAGCGATTATGCGGCAATCAAGCTGCTGAGGTTTGCGCTGACCTGACGGCGGGCCATGCGCCGCCCCGGACCTAGGGGCGGCGCGGGGTGCGGTTTTTCGCCAGGCGAAGGCTGCCTTTGCCCGCCAGGATCTTGACCCTTCAGGATGCGGAGATGACCCCTCATGTTGCACGAAGACACATCCGTTCCGGTCGCGTTGTTGCCGCTTCAGGCCATGCGGGACCATTTGCGCCTGGGGACGGGCTTTGCCGAGGACGGGTTGCAGGACGGGTTGATCGAAGCCTATCTGCGGGCGGCGATTGCGGTGATCGAGGGGCGGACGGGCAAGGCCCTGCTGCAGCGCGTGTTCCGCTTTGTGCTGGACGACTGGCGCGATCCGGCGGCACAGGCGCTGCCGATCGCGCCGGTTCGGAGCGTGATCTCGGTGACCCTGACGGATGGGGCGGGTGGATCAACGCTGCTGGATGCCGGACTCTACCGCCTGATCGCCGATCTGCACCGCCCGCGTCTGGCGCCGAAGGGGCCGCTGCTGCCAGCCGTTCCGGCGGCCGGACAGGTCGTGCTGGTGTTCACGGCCGGGTTCGGGCCGGCCTGGGGTGACGTGCCTGCGGACCTGCGGCAGGCGGTGATGCTGCTGGCGGCTGATCTGTATGAGCGGCGCGACGAGATGGGGCTGCGCGAACAGGGGCTGCCCTTTGCCATCCTGTCGCTGATCGAGCGCTGGCGGACAGTCCGCATGCTGGGCGGGGGACCGGCATGACCCGGATTTCCCTGTCGCGCCCCCTGGTTCTGGAACGGCTGCGGACGGAGCCGGACGGGCTGGGCGGCTATGCCGAGCGCTGGCAGGCGCTGGGGACCCTGTGGGCCGAGGTAAGGGCGGGCACGGGACGCGACGCACCGGTGGAGGAATTTACCCGCGCCTCGGTGACCTATCGGATCACCGTGCGCGGCGCGCCCCTGGGGGCCGAGCAGCGCCCCCGCCCCGAGCAGCGCTTTCGCGACGGCACGCGATTGTTCCGAATTCTGGCTGTGACCGAGCGGGACGCGGCGGGCCGGTACCTGCTGTGCTTTGCCCGCGAGGAGGGAACACCATGAGTTATGGACAGGCGGCGGCCCTGCAGGCAGCGGTGTATCAGCACCTGTCCGCCCTGCCGGAGCTGGCCGGCATCCCGGTGGTGGATGCGATCCCCAAGGGGCAGGGGGGGAGCAGCTTCGTTCTGATCGGCAGCGAGGAGGTGCGCGATCAGTCGGATGCCAGCGGGTCCGGGGCCGAGCACCGGTTCACGGTCAGCGTGATTAGCGAGGCGGCGGGGTTCAACGCCGCAAAGGACATGGCGGTGGCCATTTCCGACGCGCTGAACACTGCGGCCCTGGAGCTGAGCCGGGGGCGTTTGGTGGGGCTGTGGTTTCAGCGCGCCACGGCGCGCAGGCGGGATGATGGCCGGGTGCGGCGCATCGACATGACCTTCCGGGCGCGCGTCGAGGACTGAGGGCGCGCCGGGCGGATAACGAAACATCTGAGGAGAGCAGCGGGATGCCTGTCCAGAACGGCAAGGACCTTTTGATCAAGCTTGACCTGTCGGGGTCGGGGCAGTTCGAGACAGTGGCGGGGTTGCGCGCCACGCGGATCAGTCTGAATGCGGAACCGGTGGATGTGACCAGCCTGGACAGCCCGGGCGGCTGGCGCGAACTGCTGGCGGGGGCCGGCGTGAAATCGGCATCCCTCAGCGGATCCGGGGTATTCCGCGACGCGCAGACCGATGCCCGTGCCCGGCAGGTGTTCTTTGCGGGCGGGATGCCGGACTTTCAGGTGATCGTGCCGGATTTCGGGACGATCGAGGGGCCGTTCCAGATCACGGCGCTGGAGTATGCAGGGACCTTTGACGGCGAAGCGACCTATGAATTGACGCTGGCCTCGGCCGGTCTGCTGACCTTCGTGGCACTGTGATGGCGAACCCCTGGGCCGGTGAAGTGACCATAACGCTGAATGGTGAGGCGCATGTGGCACGGCTGACGCTGGGTGCCTTGGCAGAGCTTGAGGCTGCGATGGAGGCGGGAAGCCTGGTGGATCTTGTCGAGCGGTTCGAGCAGGGGCGGTTTACCACGCGGGACGTGATGGCGCTGATCGTGGCGGGCCTGCGTGGCGGAGGCTGGTGCGGCACGGCGGAGGATCTTCGCACGGCGGAAATCGCCGGTGGCCTTGGCGGGGCTGCGCGGCTGGCGGCAGACTTGCTAGCGCGGGCCTTTGCGCTGCCCGACCCGGCGTCCGGCAGGACATGAGCGGGATCGATTGGACAGGCCTGATGCGGCTGGGGATCGGGCAGCTTGGGCTGGCCCCCGAGGTGTTCTGGCGCCTGACCCCGGCAGAGCTGCAGATGCTGGCTGGCCCTGACCTGGCGGGGCCGGCCCCGTTTACGCGGGCCCGGCTGGAGGCATTGGCGCGGTCCTTTCCGGACAGGATGAAGGGGGAGTGGGATGATCGAGATCGACACTTTGTCAGAGAAGATCGCGGCACTTGAGGGCGCCTGTGTGGCGACGGCGGGCGGGATCGGGGGCCTGAGCGGCGAGCTTGGGAAGATGCAGGGCGGGATTGCCCAGGCAGGTCGCGAGGTGACCCAGCTGTCGAGCGGGATCGGCACCGGACTGCGCCGCGCCTTTGATGGTCTTGTCTTTGACGGCACCAAGCTGTCGGACGCGCTGCAGGGGATCGGAAAATCCCTGTCCGATACCGCCTATCGCATGGCGACCCGGCCCGTCACCGATGCGCTGAGCGGCCTTGTGGCGAAAGGGGTTGGCGGGCTGCTGTCGGCGGTCACGCCCTTTGCGACAGGCGGGGTGATCGCGCAGGGCCGCGTCACGCCCTTTGCGCGCGGCGGCGTCGTGACAGGCCCCACCGGCTTTGCGATGCGCGGCGGGCAGGGTCTGATGGGCGAGGCCGGGCCGGAAGCCATTCTGCCGCTGTCGCGGGGGGCCGATGGCCGCCTTGGCGTTCAAAGCGCCGGGGGCGGCGGCAGGGGTGTTTCGGTGGTGATGAACGTCTCAACGCCCGATGTGCAGGGGTTTGAGCGCAGTCAGGGACAGATTGCCGCGCAGGTCAACCGGATGCTGGCACGTGGCCAGAGGAACAGATGAGGGCACGCAATGGGATTTCACGAGGTGCGGTTCCCGGTGAACCTGAGTTTCGGATCGTCCGGCGGGCCGGAGCGGCGGACGGAGATTGTGACGCTGACAAACGGTCATGAAGAGCGCAGCACGCCCTGGGAACATTCGCGCCGCCGCTATGATGCGGGGCTGGGACTGCGCAGCCTGGACGATCTGGGTGAGGTCATCGCCTTTTTCGAGGCGCGGCGCGGCCAGCTTCACGGCTTTCGCTGGAAAGACTGGGCGGATTTCAAGTCGGCAGCCTCTTCACAGCCAGTCACGCCGCAGGACCAGTTCATCGGACAGGGGGACGGGATGCGGACAAGCTTTGCACTGAGCAAGACCTATGTTTCGGGCGTGGGCACCTATCAGCGCCCGATCGCGAAGCCGGTGGCGGGATCGGTGCGCGTGGCGGTCGGCGGAGTGGAAACGGCAATTGGCCAGGACTGGACGCTGACGGCCACGACCGGGACCGTGACCTTTGCCGTGGCCCCCGCCTTGGGGGCCGTCATCTCGGCAGGGTTCGAATTCGATGTCCCGGTGCGATTTGATGCGGACCGCATCCAGACCTCGATCGATGCGTTTCAGGCGGGGGAGGTGCCCTCGGTGCCGGTGGTGGAGCTGCGCGTCTGATGGCGGGGCGCGAGGATCTGCTGGCGCATCTTGCGGGGGGCGGTGCAACCCTGTGCCGGGCCTGGGCGATCCGGCGCCGGGACGGCGCGGTGCTGGGCTTTACCGATCACGACCGCGACCTGAGTTTTGACGGGATTTCCTTCCGGGCCGGGACGGGCATGACG